GATATGGATTTTTCAGCTATTCCAAATGATCCTGCTACGTGGGGAACTGCTAATTGTCAAATAGGTTCTTTAACTTTTCAACAAAGTAGAGATACTATTACAGATGAAGTAACTTATAGTAATAGTCCAGTAGGAGCACAAGCTTGGGGTTGGCCTATACATATATGTCACGAAATAGTACAAAATGCAGTTAGATTGATGACTAGTAATATTGAAAGTGATAATTATCAAAATCAATTTATTGAGGCACAGCAGAGCAAATCAACATAACGAGCTTTTTGCTCCCTGCGCATTGATAGGTCTGATTGTTTATACATGACGGCCTATCTTTGTTTATAGAATAATTTATCTTAATTTTGCAGTATGGCTACATTAAATGAAATAGCATATAATATTAAAAACCTTGCTTATGGAGGTAGTGCTACTACTTCAGAAGAATCTGTAGGTATAAGACAAATAAAATTTTGGATACACTATTACAGAGCTATGCTTATAAAAGAAGAAAGCATGAGCGGTAGAGGTGTAAATACACATTTTTTACAAGAAGTATTATTAGGATCTTTAAAAGATTTTAATTTTAAAAATAAAACTTGGGCAGATTATGTAACGGAACAAGTTGAAGATCCTTTAGAATTTATTATATTTTCAGAAAGAACAATAAATTTATCTGGAACAGATTCTGAGGTAGTATACAATGAAGATTATTATGGTAGAGATTTTAAAAATCAACACACTTTTGAAGAAGGTGGTGATTATGGTTTAGCAATTATAAATCTTCCAAATCTTTTGCATGTAGACGGATACGGTATTAAAAATTTAAGAGTTAGAAGAAATCATAATAGTATTGATTTACCAATTGTTAGTATTAATGAATGGAGAAATAAAAAGTATAATAGATTTACATCAAAAAGTCCTGCAGCTTCAATATTAATATCTGGAAATGAAGATAAATTAATAGTTGGCAATTTAAAATCTGTATATAGAGAAGCCGCTGGAAATTACGATACTCCAATAAGATATAGATTTTATGCTGACGCTTTATATTCAAATCCAACAGACAATGATAGTTGGATTAATGATGATACAAAATATCCAATACCAGATGTTTTAATAAGTGAGTTAAATAGAAGAATACTTACACAAGAAATGGGCGTTGTAATGCAATCAAAAGAAGATACAATTGATGACGAAAGAGATAGTACAAATGTACAGCAGGCGGTACAAGGACAAGTACCTAACCGTCAAAGACGTACACGATAGTAGTAGTAAGAAATTACCTTATACTAGGTTTTACAAAATAGTAAAAAGGTTTTTTGAAATATTGTTTAGAGATGTAGTGCAGAGATTAGACCTGGTACATTTACCAAATAAAATGGGTTATATATATTTGGATAAAAAAGAGCATAAAAGAGCTTTTCATTATAGAATAGATATAAACAAGTCTAATAAAAAAGGAGAAAAAGTAATTTATAAGGTTCCAATACTTGATGATTATTATTATAAGATAGTTTGGGTAAGACCACATAAATATAGAAATTGTAAAATAATGCCTTTAACAAAAGTTAAAGAAATAATTAAAAACATTTAAAATGGCAGATACAGACGTAAACGCAGCCGCACTCACGGTAACTATAACAGAATCTTTAGCAGTTGGACATGATGTTACAGCAGATGCAAGAAATTTTGCACAAACAATGACTCATACATTTGCAACAATAGCTAATGTATCAAAACGTGTTTTAAAATTAGAAAACACAAATTTAACTGAAGTAGCTACATTTGGATCGGGAGAGTCTGTAGGAACTTTTAAAAGAGCTTCTGTTAAATATATAAGGGTAACCAATTTAGATGGAACAGCAGCTCTGCAAGTAGGTTTAGATGACGAAGACTCTGACGCTGGTTATACATCAGTAGCTGCTGCTACAAGTATTATGTATACTGGAACTACTGTAGAAGGTGGAACCGATGGATCTACATTAGATAATGCAACTGCTTTAAAAGTAAAAGGAATTGCTGGACATCAATTAGAAGTGTTTATAGCTTCTACATAAAATAATAAATTATGCACACACCTGTTAATAGAGTATTTAATAATGTTTCTAGAAATCTAGGATTGAATGAATATACAGAACATATAGATACGTGGGCTGAATGGGCTTTCGAAGCAGAGCAATATATTGGTAGTTTAGATACATTTTTAGAAACAGAAATTACTTATCAATTAGATATTCCTGTAGCTGCAACTGCAGAAATAAAATTTGCAAACAATCCTGTTGATAAAGATTTTATTGAAATAGGTAGTACAAGATTTTATTTTAGAGATTTATCGTCTGCAGAAAGTTTAGGAGATCAAGACTATATAATATCAATAGCTGCAACTTTAGATTTAACTATGGCTAATGTTGTAACTAAAGTATCGACATCATTTTTTGAAAATATAAAAGGTGTTATTCCTGTATGGGATAGTACTACTACAATACTTACATTAACATACGGAAGAACTGGAGATGAAGGCAATAATGTAAGTTTAAATACTTCTGGAAACGCAGAAATAACAAAGTTTTTTACAGGAGGTAAAGAAAGAATACATAATAAGCAGGTAAGACTACCAGACAATATGGTAAAACTTATATCTGTAAGACAAGGTGGAAGCATTATATTTCCTACAAGTGCGCAGTTTAAATCTAAAGTTTCTGAGGGTTCAAATAGATATTATGTTAATGGTAATAGATTAAACTTTACTAACATAAGTAATACTGCAGATTTAGTTATAACTTATCTTTCTGTACCAATGTCAGAAGAAGGTTATCCAATGATAAAACAAGGACATGAAGAAGCTATAGCTACATACATTATGTGGAAGTTTAAATTGATAGATTACTATTCTGCAAAAGCACCACAATACATTGTTAAAGATTTAGAAAAAAGATGGTATTGGCTATGTGGTCAAGCTAGAGGTAATGATAATATGCCTAACTCATCAGAGTTGTTAAAAATAGGTAAAGTATTTAATTCTAAAACTAGACCAAGATTATATGATGGTCTTACACAATACTAATGGCAAAAAAACAACCTAAAGCAAAAATAAAACAAAGCCAACCTTCTGGTTTTTTTAAAGGTATGGTGTCTGATGTTGATCCTAGATTACAACCTAAGTCAACATATAGAGATGCGAGAAATATAAAACTTATAAATACAAGTGGTAATTCGCTTACTATAGAAAATGAGGATGGTAATAAATTAGCTGTCGATTTAGCTGCATTATATCCTAATTATGAATATGACCCAACGGTTATAGAATATTTTAGTGAATCGAAAGATGGTACTACTGATAGTCCTTTAGATTTTGCTGGTAATATAGTAGGTCATTATTCATTTAAAAATCAATTACTACTTATTATATGTGGTATATTTAGTGATTCTGTTGACGATAAAGATTTTAGAACACAATTTTTATTATTAGAATTTACTCCCAAAGGTAATTTTCGTACATCTACTGATTTACGAGTTTGTTATGATAATGTTGGTGAGGTTCCAAATTTAAAAATGGATCCATTAGTAAGTTGTTCTGTAGCTGGTATAGTAGAAAATGAATGCATAACAAGAGTATATTGGACAGACAATATGAACTCTTTAAGGTCTTTTTCTTTAAAGGCAGATTTACCTAATTTGTTTATTAATGAATTAGATGTAAAACCACAATCAAGATTTTCTCAACCTATTTTAGACGCACAAATATCAGGTGGTTTACTATCTGGATGTTATTCATATTTTTATAAATATGTTACAGATGAAGGTTCTGTTTCTGGTGTATCTCCATTAAGTAACGTGTATTATGTTTCTGAACATGCAGGTAGTTATATAGGAACATATGGTTCTGCTTCAGGTGTAATTACTGGAACTGGTTTACAAATAAAAATAAATGATGTAGATCAAAGATATGATTTTGCAGAAGTTTATGCTGTTTATTGGCAAGATTTAGAAATAGCTCCTACAGTTCATGAAGTAGGAACTATACCTATAAGTGGTACAGGAGCAGGAGAAGATATAACATGTTTTCATTCAGTAACAGGACCTCCAGTATCTAATGGTTTAGCAGAAGTTTTAATACCTTCTAATACTTGGGATGTATGTAAAGATATTGCAATAAAAGATAATATATTATTTGCTGCTAATTTAAAAAGTATAACAAATATAGTATCAGCTAAAGAATGGAATGTAAAAGTCCGTAGGTCTTCTTTGTTAAATTTTAGTAATGCAGATCCAGATTATGGTGTATTAACTACTGCTGATCCTTTAATAAAAGATTATTATCATGCTTCAGGAAGTTATAATCCTGATAATGTTATAGAACTATTCACTGATGGTTCTTATGAAAAAATGACTTTTAATCATACTTATAGGGCGCATAGAGGTGCACATAGGTATATGCCTTTAATGACTGACGGTCCTGTATTGGGAGCGATGTCATATGGATTTCAAGCTACAGGTACAAGTGGTAACGAGTTAGGTGGATGTAGAGTTTCTTTTAATTTATCAAAAAAATCATCAGACACTACAGGTCCACAAGGTAGAACAACAATTATGTCTTATGGTAGTGGTAGTGGTGGTTATGGAGATTATTTCACAGAAGCATATACAGATGTAAATCAAGCCAATGGTGATGGATTATATAAAGCAGTATTAAGTAATGTAGGTGGCGAAAAAGATCCTGGCATTGTAGGTAATAATAGAGGGTATCAAAGAGGAGAAACATATAGATTTGGTGTATTAGTATATGATAAAGCTGGTAATCCAGGTAATGTATTATATATAGGAGATATACAAATGCCATATCATCACGATACATATTGGCAAAGAGATTTTGGTAATTATGGTGTAGGTTCTTGGGACACGAACGAAAGAGATGCTTTATATAAAATAGATAGTTACGCAAAAGACTTTAGAGTATCTATAGATGCATCTATGCCAGTTCCAGGTGTTTCAAATAAATATTGTAAGCCAGATGAAGATATAAATACTGGAAGTTCAAGTCATGGGCCTAAAACTAATTTTTGGTCAACGCCTGGACAATCTCATATTTGGAATTTTGATTTAGGTTTAATCTTTGAATTTAAAATACCAGATCATGTTAGAGAAAAAATATCTGGGTTTCAAGTAGTAAGAGCACAAAGGAGAGATTCAGATAGAAGTATATTACAGCAAGGAGTATTAAAACAAACTGTTTATTATGGAAAAACATTAGCTCAAGATGGATCTAGTACTTCATCTACTGATGAATCAAGTCATGACAGTCCTTTTTATAGTATGGTACAATTACCATATTCTATTGCTTCAAATCAATCTACAGCATTAGGAGGTCCTACAGCAGTAACAGGTACTGCAACAGGAACAACAAACGGAGGTAATATGTTTTGGCCTGAATATGATTTATTTGTGGGAGGTCATTTAGGATTAAATTATTACACTAATGCTTTGTCTCCTGGAGGTAATGCTCAAAATTATGCTAGTATTGATGATAATGCACCATTGCAATTACTTGTAATGAAAGATGCAGATGGTTATTTTACTCAAGGCGGTAGTGACAGATTAACTAATTCAAGATTTTTTGGACAAGATCAATTTGGAATATATACTAACGGAGCTTCAACTTATTCTACAAGACACATGTCTTTAACTTGTTGGGTAATGTATTCTCCTGATTCAGCATTTGGATTACGTCCTTATAGATTTACTTCACAAGACCATATAAGCATAGTTTCTACAATGAAATTAAGAGATAAAGTAAGAACACAAATTAGTTCTGAAATATTAGGTAACAATAATTATGGTGGTGTAAGTGGTGCAGTTCGTACATATTTTATGAGTAGTTATAATACTCCAGAAGCTAATGTAGATCAAGCTAATGAAATTTATCAATATGGTGGTTGGATGGCAACAAATGATAGAGGGGACTATTATAGTAGCATTAAAAGACAAGATAATGCAGAAAGAGCTTCTGTAGTCTCAGGACAATGGTCTGTATATGATACATATTTTCATCATTATATATCAGATTGGATTACTGGTGGTGATGGTAATAATAGTTATCTTAATAGTGATAGACTTTATGTAACTAGGTCTGATCATAAAACTTTAAATAATTTTAATATACCTACAAATTATGGTGTATTTGGTGGTGTCACTCCTTCCGATCAAACTAGTCCTTGGTCGCAAGCGGTAAATGTAGGTAGTGCAAGTATTAGAAAAATGACAGCTCAATACTATAATGGTAACTATTTTAGATTAGCTAGTGGTAAACAATTGTATGATGGTGAAATAGTTGATTCATCTTTTTTTGATACATGGAATGATGCGGGTTGGCCTACAGGAGCTAATTCAGGTGGTTTTACTAATCATTCACTAACATTTGCTCATTTATCAGATGGTGGTGCAGCATGGAGTGAAGGACCTGTTGCACCATATTTAGATGGATCAAACTTTTCTGTAAGTCAAAGTGCAAAATCTAATAATTCTAATACTAATGGTTTAGTGGGAGGATCTGCTTATCGTTTTATGGGAGAAAGCAATAGATACTCACAAACATATAGTCAAATAAGTAGAGGCACAAGAGGAATACTTTTAAATATAAGTAAAGCATCAGTCAATCCTTTGTTTCAAGGTAATTTTAATTATTTAAATAGAGAAACAGATAATGATCATTTTCAAGGTGCACCTGATTTAGCTAGAGTATTAGTTGATCAAAATTATCATACAAGCAATGGTTCAAAACAAGGTATGGCTAGAAAACATAAAAAAATACCTTATTGTGTTTTAGCTAATATAGTAAGAGATAATCCTGCACAATATGGAGGTAATAGAAAGGATGCTATTGAAAATACAAGATATATAGCTGCTGGTAATTTTCATCCTATTATAGAAGATAGAGTAGGACATTCATCAATAGTTTTTGGAGGTGATACTTTTGTTACATTGTATTCACATCAAGCTACTACAAGTCCTTATCCAAGATTTTCTAGATCATCATTTGAAATATTTCCTGTAGAGTCATATGTAAATACTGCACTAAGAAGTGGATTTCATTTAGCTAACAATGATACAGAAGTTGGATTTGACCAACAGTCAGAATACGTAAGTAATGATTGGTTGTATAATCCTGTGTATTCACAAGAAAAAAGTTTAAAAAGATTTGTGTCTGTAAGAGAAACAGATTGTGCTTCTTTAGAATTACCATATCAAATATCATACTCTCAAACAAAATTAAGAGGTGAACCTTATGATGCTTTTAGAACTTTTCCATATTTAAATTTTCACGATGTTGAAGGTGCTTATGGTGAGATTACAGGTTTAATAAATCATAATAATGAAATTTATTTTACACAGGAAAAAGCATTTGGTAAATTATTAATTAATCCTAGAACATTTATTAATGATGCCACTACAAGCACACAATTATTTACAGGTCAAGGTCAAACTTTAGAAACGGAACAATATATATCTAATGTTTATGGCTCAAGACATACAAGAAGTTTAATAAACAGTAATTTAGCTTTATACTTTTTTGATGTAGATAATGAAAAAATTATACAGTTTATAGATAAAAAAGGATTAAGAGTTTTAAGTGATGAAAAAGGTATAAAGTCGAAATTATCAAGTTATATAAATAAAGGTAGACTAAAAGCTTTTGACAATTATCACGCAGATACTAATGGTAGAGTTAAAAGAAATGATATGCCTTTAAATTTTATTGGTATACACGGAACTTTTGATTATAAAACAAGAAGAGTTTTTTATACAATATTAGATGGACTTAGGGTTGATCCCACAGATAGATCAGATTATCCTGATGGAGATGGAGTTAAGACAGAAGTTATTAATTCAACAACTGTGCCTACTTTAGGTATAAATCCTTGGATGCCAACGCATAGTGGTGGATATGCTGATAGATGGAGAATTAACAATACTGTTATATATAATGAAGAATTAGATGTCTTTACATCTTTTTCTGATTTTTGTCCTCCACATTATATAAATCATCAAGGATATATTTATACTACAAAAAATAGATTTGCTTTTAATATTTGGAATGTTTCTTGTGTAGGCTATCCTGATAGAGTAAATGGCACAGACATTTATTATGTTGGACATCCAGATTATGCTGATGTAAATATGACAACAGCTCAAACAGCTGGAGTTTGGAAGTCTAACACAATTAAAATGGGTGCTTTACAATTATGGAAGTATGGATCAGGTAATATACCAAATTGGTTTTATGGAGATAGAATGTATACTACAAATAGTGGCATAAATAATCCTTCAGAAGAATTACAATATGATGCTAATGGTAATGATTTAAGAGAAATAAATTTAAGTTCAAAAATAATACAAACTTCTATTTTAGATTTTGCAATTAATGATTTTTCTACTGTAAATAAAAAGTTTGATAATTTAAAAATTTACGTTACATCTAAGAAACTAGAAACAGTTGACTTAGGAAACGTATATCACTATCAAAATAGAGTAAGCGTTGATGGTATTGTTGAACAAGATGATTCAAGTTTTTTTGGATCTTTATTTTATAAAGCTACTTTTACTACAGACAATTCCAAATTAGGTGTTTATGCTTTTGAAACAAGAATAGGTATTAATCATAAATATAGAGAAGGAATATTAAGATTTCCATTAAGAACTAATATTTCAGATATAGTTGATAATGCTGGTAATAATTTGTATGAGTTTGAAAAGTCTAGAATGACAGGAACTTTCCTTACAACAAAACTATATTCGGCTATGGAAGAAAAATTTAATATCTTTGCAATAAGCTCAAAATTTAGAAAATCATATAATTAAGATGGCTATAGATTATAGAAACGTATATTCGGACTTTATAGATAGTGGTGATGTGAGCATGGATAAAGAGAACCCTAATGTTAGTTCTCCATATACAGGCACATTAAATGAACCTACTAGTGATATGATAATGGAGAATATAGATCCTTTGCAAACAGGAATGGATCCATCGTCTGCAATACAAACAGGAATATCTATACAGTCGCAAGGTAAAAAAATACTAGAAAATTTAGGAATAGAGAACCCTTTTGCTAATCCATATGCAACTGAAGGTACACCTGGATTTGCACAAACAGAATTAGGAGGTAATGTTATGTTTAAAGAAGTACCTGCCTCTGAAGCAACTGCATTTCAGAATCAAACAACAAATCAAATATTTCAGTCTGATCAGTTATATACTGAAAGCGGTCAAGCATTTGATTCTCTTAATGCAGGAGCAGAAGCTGGAGTAGATCCTGCAACACTTACACAAGGATCAGAAATGGCTAATACTGTTCCTGTAGCATCAACAAGCACAGGTACTTTTTTAACTGATTTATCAGGACAAGGAGGTAGTGCTGCGGCAACACAAGCTGGTAGCGTTACAGCATTAGTGGGTACAGGTATAAAAATGTTAGCAGACGATAAAGATCCTACCACAATGAATGTTGGTGAAACTGTAGGTACTGGATTGCAAGGTGGTGGTACAGGTGTGGCGCTTGCTGGTTATGCTGCAAAAGCAGGTATATTTGGAGCAGCAGGATCAACCGCATTATTATCGGCTATTCCTGTTATAGGAATCGCAGCAGCAGCTTTTACTTTACTTAGAGGTAAAAAGAAAAGAGATGAAGCTAGAAAATTAGCTAAAGAGCAAGAGATACAAGGTGAAACAATGAATCAATACAGAGATTCTTTTGATAACTATGCTGCTCGTAGACAGAGATTTTTAGCAGAACAAAATAAACAACAACAAGACGCAGGTCTTAAAAATATATACTCAGCATAATGGCGGCAATTGACAGAAAAAGATTAGAAGAAAAAATTAAAGAAATATATCCAGGTATATCTGATAAGGCAGTTAGATCTTTAATGATAAACATGCATGTAGAAACTGGGTTAAACGATAGCTTCCTTAGAGAAAACGCTTTTAAACATGATCAATTAAGAGAAAATAAACTTGATAAAAATGGAAAGCCTTATTTAGTTAGTGCAAATAAAAATTTAGATAAATGGTTAAAAGGTCCACCATTAAAAACAAAAGAAGATTATGATGCATTAACAAACGAGCAAAGATTAGGAGTGCAATATGCGGCAGATGAAAATGAAAAGTTTGCTGGAGGATTTGGTTTATTGCAGTTAACACCAGGTGTAAGAACAGATGGTAAAACTTTAGGAGCATTAAGTCCAAGAAGAGCTAAAAAAAGATTTAAAGTTCTAGCTAAAGAAATGGGTTATAATAATGCAGAAGAATTGTTACAGGCAGTAACAACAGACGCTGATGTAGCTGCTGAGTTTAATTTGCAGTATTATAAAAAATATGAAAATTGGGATGCGAAAGAATTAAATCAATATGAAGATCCAAAAAAAATGCGAAAAAAGTATTTTAATCCTGGTGAAGGTGATGTTGTAATGGATCCAAAAATTGAACAATCTTCAGCTGATTATGATGCCAAACTTGCAACGTATAAAGCGGCACCATTAACACAAGAAGATTATGAAAAGTACTATGAAGGTGCAGAAAGTGTTACTATAGAAGGTAATAATATCGTTGTAGATTTTGGAAATGGAAATGTAATTACAGAACCTAAATCAACAGTAGATACAAATATAAAACAAGAACAACAAATAGATTCTGAGGGGGGTACAGTAGGTGTTACAGAAACTGTACAAAAAGAAAGTGGACAAATAAATGTTACACCACAACCAAATGTATTAAATCCAGAAGGTGATGAAGTTGTAAGTCCTATTACGGAAAAAGTTGAAAGTAATGAAGGTGATGAAAGTGGAGGAATGTCTAATGATATTGTAGATGAAAATGATGTAGAAGGTTCAGAATATATAGTTACTCAAGAAGAAGCAGAACGTGTATATGGACCAACTGCTAAATTGACTGAAGGAAATGGACAAGAAAGAATATCATATACAGATGAAAATGGCGTCTTTAAAGAAGTTGATAGAAACATTGTTACGAAAGAAACTCCTAATTATGTTGTAGATGATCAGCAATCTGAACAAGACACTACTACTGAAGTTACTGAAGACACTACTACTGAAGTTATTGAAGAAACTTCTACAGAAGTAATAGATGAACAAACAGAAACTGGACAGACAAATATTACGCCACAGCCAAGAGTAATTGATTCAGAAGGTAATGAAGTTGATAGTCCAGTTACGCCTAATACACCGTTACAACGAATTGAGCCAAAATCAACAGGGCCTATACCTATAGAGGGGGGTGAACCTGATTTAACTCGTAGAACTGTAGCTGCAGAAGTTAGTACTGATGACAGTGAACAAACTACAGAACAACAAGTAGAAGATTCAGATGCAACTGTAAATCAAACAGTAGAATCATCATCTCTTACTCAAGATCAAATAGTAGAAATATATGGACCAGACGCTAGAACATCAACTAATAATGCAGGACAAACACAAATAATTGTTCCAGGTGTAGATGGAGCTGAAGACGAAATTATAAATATGCCTGATGCTGTAGCTAAAAGAGATAATAGAATTGCATTAGAGGAAGAGAAACAACAAGAAGTTAATGCAAATGTCATAGGATTAAGAAGAAATGATTTAGATGGATTATCAGAAGAAGATTTAAACACTAGACTTAATCAAACAACTATACCTGATGAAGATAAAGAAAATATAAGAAGCAAATGGACTAATGCTAATAAAGAAAGTTTATTAGAACAAATATTTAAAAAATACAAAAAAGGTGATGGTAATGCTCTTAAGGACGCAGCATCTTTAATTAAGTCAGCTGGTGGTGTATCTTCATTGGTTGCAGGTTTTATGGGCGCTAAAGCTGCTAAAAAAGGAATGGAAGAGGTTCCTGTTCCAGAGCTTAATGGCATGACAAGTGCTTTTAAAATGTATTCACAGCAACAAAAAGCATTATCTGAAAGTGGATTGTCTTATGCTGAAAGAAGAACTATAGAACAAGGTATAGATGAAACTTATGAAAAAGGTATACAAAACCTTAGAGTAGGTACAGGTGGAGATAGAGCTAAATTTTTAGCAGGTACTGGTGCTTTAGACTATAATAGACAAACATCTTTATTAAAAACTGCAGCTTTAGAAGATGAAGCTAGAAGACAAAATAGAGATGCTTACGGTAAGCTTTTAACGTTTGAAGCACAACAAAATAGAGATAAAGATTTGTTTACAAAATCAAGAGAATATAATCAAGATTTAGCAGATAAAGCTATGTTCCAGAATACAGCATCTTCAGCATTTAAACATGTATTTGATAATATTAGATTTGGACAAGATTATAAGCCTTTGATGGATCAAATGAGTATTTTAGCAACTCAAATATCTGGGGTTAGTGGTCTTGTAAATGATATTAAAACAGATGAAACATTAAGTAATAACATTGAAGCAACTGATCCAAATGAAACAAGAAATTAAGTTTAATATAATAGTAGTATGGCCGAACAAAAAGACGCAGCAATAAATATGATGGGACAGTCACTGTTTTCAGGTGACGCCTACAATCAAAGACAGCAAAACTTTAATATGGCTTCTCAAGCTTTGCAAATGCAAGCTCAAAGACAGCAAGCTAATAATGAGCTCAGTGGTGCTGTAAGAGATAATTATGAGCAAACTGTAACAACTGCTAATGCAGCAGCTGTTAGACCTTACGATAAAAAAAGATTAGATACTATATTAGGTGGTGGTTATGAAAGAGTTATAGAAGACATAAAAAATAACTATAATGGCGATTTCATGACTTATTCTAATAGTATAGATGCAAGTGGAGTTAGTGGAGCAGATAAAATTAGAAATATATTTTTTAATGATGACTTACAAGGTTTATATCAAGAGTTAAATCATAATAAAAAACAGTTTACTAAAATTATAGATTTACAAAAAAATAATAAATCACATTTAATACCAAAAGCTTATTCTTTAGCTTTAGAAGAATGGCAACAAAATGGACCTACAGACTCTAAACCAACTTTATCTAGACTGCCAACATTTTATCAATTACAAGATCCAAGTGCAGCTTTAGAAGAAAAATTTGAAAGTATAGGTGGTAATTATGGCGCTAATCCAGAAGATATTTTAGAAGTAGCTAGTAAAGAAATAAGTCATAATATGTCTTTAGAAGGTTATACTAAAGATGAAATGGAAGTAATTAATAGAGATTTAGCTTTAGGTAGAGGTCCAGGATATGATGCTGCTATAGAATTTGTAAAAAACAATCATCTTACAAGTGGAATGGTAAATCCTCAAAGTACTGATTTTATTAGTGGAAAACTTGAATATGGTAAAGGTGATATAATAGTACAAGTAGCAGATGAGCTAAATGAAGAATCATATAAAATATATGCTAATGAGGATTACAAATCTATAGTTAAAGGTGTTAACACAATTTCTGATGGATATGTAAAACAATTACAAACAATATCTAGTGCAAAACAGACACAGTTACCATTCGAAAATTTAGGTCCTTTAAGAGGTAAAGGTAAAAGGATAGTTACAGGTGGTGTTTTATATGACAATAGCGCTGATATGAAAAATATATTAGAATCTACTTTGCCTGGATACGAAACTGAAATGGGTTCTGAATTTGGATTAAATAATGGACAATTAGTTTTAGATAATTATAATTTTTTAAAACACGGAAATGTTTACCATGCAGATAGTGGTACTTTATTAGGTGGCGATGAATTGTTTGACGCAGTTGATGGTTTGACTGTTGCAGCTGGATTTGGATTAGCTGGTGCAGGAGCTGGTTCTGTTACAGGTCCAGGAGCAGTATTTACTGGAGCTGGAGGATTTGTTGCTGGTGCATTAACTTATGCTTCAACAACTGAATTAAATGCATTTAAAGATTTCACTATAGACAAAATAGTTTTAGGATATAAGGTTAATATGGGTAATGGTGAGTATGAATTAATGTTAGATTTTGAAGACAAAGGTGATGGTGACTTTAAAGAATATATGAAAAAATTTGATTTTGATGGGTCTGATAGTTTAGCTGGTACTGTAGAACCTGTACATTTAGCTTATGGTAGAGATCAAGATCTAACATTTTCAGATGGTTATTTAATTGAATTAAATTTTAATGATAGTGCGGTTGAAAAAATAAAAACTGCATATTCAGGAGAACGAGGTGAATTTGATAGAGTTATTAAAGAAGGTATACAAGGATCAAAAGGATATAACTCTAGTATAGAAGCTCAAAAATTAAAAGCAAATAGAACTGTTGCTAATGTGCAAAAAGCACAAACATTTGTAAACAATATGTTTGGAGATAATCCTGAAACAGTAAATAACATACAAAATACTTTTGGTCAACCATTACAATTATATGCTAAATCAGCGAATATACCTGAAATAAAAGGTAAAGAAAATCAAAGTTTATTATTAGCAGAAATTCTTGTATCTTCGCAATACTTTAAGGATGATAATGGTAAGTATAGCAAAATAAGTGACGATAAAGGAACAAAAATAGCTCAAGATGCTTTTAATAAAATACAAGGTATAGGAGGTATGATGTCACAAAATAAAGCAAAACTTTCTATGTATCAATCAATGAAAACGCAAGACATTCTTAAAGGTTTTACTTCTTTTTATTCAGATGATATGATAAAAGATATGAAACAATTAACTATTGCATTAAGAGATTTAAAAGGATTATAATATGGGATTTGATTTAAATGAGTTCTTTCAATCACAGGTTAAAGGAGCTAGAGGTGGTTATCAACAAGCACAAGATGATTTAAAACAAGATGTAGATAATTATGATGTAGGTGGGCCTATGGATGCTAATCCTGGAGAAGATTTTTCTATATCGCAAGGAGATATATCTGCATCTGCATTACAGCAAAGAACATCATTTAGAACTACGGGTAGAGGTTCTGGATTTCAAACTCCAGAAATGATTATACCTGAAGATCCTAATGTGCAAGGAGCAATAGATCAAGATAGATTTTTAAAACAATCTATGACAAGAACTGAAGACATTGCAAGATCTGAAGTTTCTAGATTACAAAGATCACTTATAGCAGGTAGTGGACAAGTAGTAAGTATGGTAGGGGATATATTTAATTTTCTACATGCAATAACTCCTGATACAGGAGAAACATTTGAACCATTTGAAACAGTAGGAACATTCTTAACAAAGCATGGTGATAAAACTATGAATGAGTATAAGAATACTTATATACCAGAAGAATTAGAAACGATAGGTGTAAATGATATGTTCAATCCTACTTTTTGGACAGGTGATGTAGCTCAACAAGTACCAAATTTTTTATCTATGCTTACTCCTGGTGTACTAGGTACTAAGCTTGCAAGCAAAGGATTATTAAAATATTTACCAAAATATACAAAAGCATCGAGAGGATTTTTAGATGATACTGTCGGTGTTGTAACAAGAACAAAAGGTGGTCTTGGTAGTTTAACTCCTATTATTAATGTAGGAATAGAGGGTGCAGATGATTTTATATTATCTAGATCAGGTAAGGCTTTATCTGCTTTTCTTGGTGGTGGTATTGGTACAACTATGGTAGATGGAGCTACAATAGCAGGACAAACATATAGACAGGGATTACAAGTAGGTTTAACAGAAGAGGAGTCTTCTGTAGCTGCCGCTAATGTATTTGGAAATAATTTTGCATGGGCAGGTATAAATGGTATATCATGGGGATTAACTTTTGGTGGAGTTAGATTAGCTCCTGTCAGAGGATTAGTCAATAAAATGCCTAAGAATACTTTTGGTAAAACAGTATCTGGTATATTGCAAAGTAGAATTACCTCTGGAATAAGTAAAGCAGGATTAGAAGCTGTAGAGGAATCATTCCAAGAAACTTATCAAGATTGGGTGCAAAAAAGACAATTAGCAAAAGCTCAGGGAATACCATTTGAATATGATGGAGATTATTTATACCTTAGTTCAGGTTATGCTGAATATTATAATAGTCCTGAAAACAATAGAACAAAATATGTAGCTGGTGCTACAGGTATATTAGGTGGAGGATTTTCATCTATTATAAATGACACTGCAAAGCAACAGCTTGCTATGGACAGACAACGTGAGATTTTAGAACAAAATCTTGATTTGTTAAATGATAATAGTAGAACATCTAGATTAGCAGTTGTAGACAACGTAGTAAAACATTCTGTAGAATCTAGAGAAACAGGAGAGTTAACAGCTTATTTACAGCAACAATTAGACAAGGGTATTATAGATCAAAAATTATTTGATTTTTATACTAACGTAATAAACTCATATGAAGAGTTATATAATAGAATACCAGAATATATAGAAGAAACAGAAGGGTTTGGTAAAGAACAGTATTTTTCTAATTTAACTTTAGTAGAAAGAAATAAGAATGCATTAAAATATAGTGAGGAAGAATTACAATCTTGGAAAGATGCTAATAAAGATTCAGAAGGAACTAAAGGTTACAATGAAGTATTAGCACAAAAAGAAGGTGAGCTTGCAGAACTTGCAAATGAACTTGAACAAGCTAGCGCAAAAGCTCGTGAAATAAACTTAGGTATAGAGCAAGAAATACTTACTGAAAATAGAAAGTTTAAAAAAGGTGTTTCTGTTACACCTGAAGGTAAGTTAACAAGAGGTGAAGGTAAAAAAGTTGGAGGAAAATTTGCACCTGAAAGTAAGTTAGATCAAGAACAAAAAGAAGATATACTTACAAAAGAAGCAGAAAAAAAACAAGCAAAAGAAGAGTCGAAAGAAAGCGAAAAAACAGAAGAACAAACAGAGGGTGAACCATCTGTAGTTAAAAGAGTAGTAGACAAAGCAGGAGATATAGCTCGTAAAACAGGTGAAAGATTAGGAATAGTAAGTGCAAAAGAAGAAACACCTGAAACAACTCCTACAGAAGAAACAACACCAGAAGTAGCTGCAGAATCAAAAACAGAAACAAAACAACAAGCTTCAGAAGATGTGTCTGTATCTAAAGTTGCATCTAAAATTAAAACAGGAACTTTATCTCCAGAGAATGTTAGAACACAAGATAAAACTGATGTTGACGCTGCAGTTAAAAGTGTTGCGCAAAAATTAGATAGTGGTGTTACTGCAGATAAACTTACTGAAAATGAAAAAACTATTGCAATTGAATTTGCACAAGAGGTAAGACAAGCGCGTAAAAAAAAAGTAGAAACTAAGACTAAGAGTAAGACAAAAACTGAAACTAGTCAAAAGTCTAAACCTAAACCAAGAGATAAAAAAGGTAAAAAGTCTAATTATAAATCAGCTAATCAAGCTGTAACTAAAAACCTCAACTTTAGATTAAGAAATGCTAGAATAGCAAACACAATGTTTATACAAGATAAACTTGGAATTGCTGTTGGTGTAATAGACTCTTCATACAATCACTTTGGTACTACTCCCGCATACGAAGTAGCTGGAGCAATATTTGTAGATCCAAATAAACTATATCAAGAATTATTTGTACACGAATATACAGGACACATTTATTTTAGAGCAAATCAAGATAGTCCACTTATAAAAAAGTTTATACAGGAATATGCTAATTCTAACGAATATGCTGCTATGAAAGGTAGGTATCCAGAATTAGAAATGTTTACCTATAATGGACAAGAACTTACATTGTCAGAAATATCACAAGACTTACACGAAAGGTCTTTTAATAAAGATGATAATTTTTATTATGCAGAGTTAGAAGCAGACTTACAAGCTCTTATAGATATAGTTGATGAAATAGCAGCTAATGAAACTGCAGGTGCTTATGAAGGTACAGGAGTTACAAAACAAATAGAAGACTATGCTGAGTTAAAAAGAATGTTACAAGAAAATAAACTTGTAAAAGAACTTAAGCCACAGCAACAGATGGCACTAATGGAAGAAGGTTGGGCTACATATATTTCTGATCCTGACAATCCTAATACAAGAGAAGACGCTAGAAAAATATTTGATGGATTAATGGAGAATCCAGAAGAAAACAAAAAACGTAAATCAAGAATAAAACGTTTTTGGAATATTGTAAGTAAACAAGGTAAGTCTATAGAAAAAGAAGCTACTACAACACTACAAAGTAAAGAAGGATTAGCTGGACTATCTTTAGATGAAATTAAAAGCAGACTTACTTCTGATATGCTAAGAATGACTCCAGAAGAGGTAAGACAAGGTAGAGCTACTAGTTCTAGAAGAATGAACTACAAGCCTAATAGAAGTCTTACAGATACATCTGTATTTGAAAATGAGTTAGCAACTAATGTATATAACGAGCTTGTTAACAATCCTAAACTAATAAAAGAATTTGCAGAAAGATATAAAGACAACCCATCTGATTTATTACAAGACGAAGAGTTTATAAATGTAATAGTAGAAAGTATGACTCAGTTGTCATATCAATATGGTGTGCATAACAGGTTTGCTGAAGCTATAATATACAATACTAAAAAATTATCTAAACTTAATAGAGAGGTAATTGATTTACAAAAGAAAATAGATTCTGCTACTAATTTAGATAGTAGAAGAGAGTTTGTAAAACAAGCTAAATTTAAAAGAGCACAATTAGTAAAAGCAGCAGCTAAAATACAACCTAAAGATATAGATACAACAACTATACAAATGGGTGACAATAGTATGAGTGTAAGAAACTTTGCACAAGCTATTGCATTTAAAGTAATGAATCGTAGAGGTATTAACTCTGCATTTAATAAATTTAATGCTCAAGTATCTAAACTTTCTAAAGATGCTACTTTATCAAAAATAGAAGAAACTTTTAATAATGCATTAAAAAAAGAAGGTTTATCTGATTTACAAATAGAAGGACTTGCTAGCGAACAATTGCGTGTAGTTATAGACGAATATGAAAAAGTATTTGGTTTAAACTATCATGGATTAGATGCTATTACTGATATAAATGAATTAGTAGACTATAGTGATAATATACTTAATATCTACAATAAAGATAAAGATGAGTTGTTATCTGGTTTATCATCATTGATGATGGACTTTACTAGAGTTTATATGCAAACTGAAGAGGCGCAGTCTAAAAAGAAAACATCTAGACAACCTTATGTAAAACAAAAAGCTTTGGGTGCTATGGCAATCATATTGCAAACAGCACAACAACACAGGGGTGACTTGCAAGGATTTATAGGATCTATAAGGTCTAATAAGAATAGCTCTGTAAGAGCATTTTTAAAGTATTTAGAAGATAGATTACAAGTAGAAGGTGTAAAGTATAAGAAACCACTACAGTTACTTAGAACTAAAGAGAGATCTGGAGTTATGAAAAGTTTAGCAGATCACTTGTTAACATCTGTGTGGATTAACTTTAGCAACAAAACTAACGAACAAATATTTAATACAGTACAAAGAGGTAATGATTCTACACAAACAAATGATTTAGATTTATTTAATGAAGAAACAACTGCAAGTGAAGAAAGAGCTTTAGTTGCAAGAGTAATAAAAGAAGGTGGCTTTATATTTAACCAGGGTAAAGATGGAGCAAGAAGACGTAGAGATGTAGCGTTTACACAAAAAATGATAGACGCTATACGTGGACTTAATGAAGATAAGTCAACTACATTTCAAGATGCCGAGTCTATACTTATGGAAATGTTTGATGTATATGGAGGTAATTATTTCTTTTGGAATACATTAGAGCAAACTGGTGTAGTAGATGGTAAAAACAGAATATCATTAAATGATTGGTTTAAAAAGAATGAAAAGAAAATAATTAAAGCTTCTAAAGATCCTAAGATAGCTGTAGATGTCTTTGCTCCTGTATTGCAACAAGCAGCATTAAACAGTAGAGTATTCTATTACTTTACTATGATAAAGAATGCAGAGGGTAATCCATCAAATACTATGAATAGTCGTAGTTTTATTATTAATCAAAATGAAAGACTAAATGAGTTTTTTACAAGAAAGGATAATGAAACAGATCAAGAATATAATGATAGAGTTTTTGATAGAGCGAAAGCATTAAGAGATATTTATGGCGATAATGCATATCTACCTTTTGAATTAAAAACAATAGATGGTGTATTTACCGTACAGCCAAAACAAAATGTATTAAAATTTAGAGGCGGTCTTATATCTCAGTTAAACAATAAAGGTTTGAATTATGTTAGACTTACACCACAAGAACTTATGGTTAGTGAGATGACTGACTTTATAAGCGCTTTAGGTAGACGTAGACAAACAGACTCTGATGGTAATATAGTTGATACTACATATATGCAGCAAGTAGGTGTATTTGCTGAAAAAACAAGAATGTACTATGTAGAAACAAAGTTGTTAAAAGACACACAAATTAAAGAAGAAATAGATTTAAGACTGTCTGAATACGTAGGACAAACATATCAAGATGGTAAATTAATATTACCATTTATAAAATCTAAAGGTAAAAAAGCTGTTATAGATGAAGTATATGTAAATAAACAAGTAAGGTTATTAGGTAATCATATTAATAATAATTTACATTTATATAAAGACAATGTAGATTTTCAAAATTTATTTGATGGCAATAAATTAAATGCACAAGGTAAAAAAGCTTTGCGTACATACATTCTTAATTATGGAATAAATAGATTCCAGGCACAAAGAATGTTTATTGGGGATCATAAACAATTTAAAAACGAAACTGATTATGTTAAGCGTAGTGCAGGTGCTATAGCTAGACAAATGCCCACTGATATAAATCAAAAGGTAGATCTACTAATATTGAAGGATCAAGAATTAGATGGAGATAGCGAAATGGATGCGCAAGGATATATGTTGCAAGAAGATGCAGACATAGTAGGAAACCAGTATGGTTTAAACTTTATGCGTAATGATTTTGAAACTGCTAGACATTTTAAATATGTTTATTACGGACAAGATTTAAGAGAGGATGCATTAGTTAATAATGTATTTGGTCCACATTCTGCAATGTACGCTAAAGCAAATGTAATGTCTATTACTAAAGATATGGAAAATAAAAATCCATACTTAGCTAGCGTAGCAGAATTATTACGTGCTCGTAAAAAAGATTTAACTAATAGAAAAGAAAACTATCAAGTAGTAGCTTATCAAGAATCAGCTATTAAAACAGCTCCTTTTAAGTTAGAAGACTACACTATTAACTTAGACAATACAACTAGTTCTGGTGTTAATGCATTATATGAAATGCAGATAAAAGAACAATACGATAACTTGTACTCTAACGAAGAAGGCTATGTTGGATTAGATGGACAAAACTTTGGTGTACAACTTATATTAGATAAAGAAAAGTTTACATCACCAATGGCCGCACAGTCATACTCACAACACCTTACTAATACTACGCCTGAAACTGAATTACTTGCACAAGGTGCACACCGTGCAATTGCAAGAGCTATGCAGTATCAGTTGGAGGAATCAGGAGTAAAGAAGTATTATAATGTAGATGAATATACAGAGTCAAAACAAATATCTCTTAACAAGTCTTTGTTAGACAAGATAAGTTCTAACTGGGCTGGTAATCCTACTGCAAACTTAAGTGAATATGCAAGTCCATTTTTTCCTAAGTTAAATGTATCACGTAACTCTATATTAAATAAATTAATTGTTGAGGTAGGTACAAAGGTAACAACACCTGGTACAATTGCATTTCAAGTAACTCCATATGGATATAACCTAAAATCATTTACAACTCTTGGAGCATTAAAAGAATCTGCTGCAGATCAAAATGAAAGAAATACAATAGACAAGTTAATTAATAAGTATGATAGTAACCTTACAGTTTCTGAAGTTATACTACCATATAACATGCAAAAAGATTATAATGTAGGTGATATTATATTGGGTAGTAGAATACCTTCACACGCAAAATCTACGCAACCTGTATTAGTTGTAAAAGACTTTTTTGATAGAGATGCTGGTAGTATAATTGCTGTAGGTACTAAAGTATCTAAAGCTATGGGATCTGACCTTGATGGTGATGCTATTTTTGTAAATGGTAGGTATGTTAAAAAGAATTTAAAATTATCTGAAACTGCATACAATAGAGCTTTTGATAATATAGTAAGTTTAAACGGACATCCTGCACATCAAGCAGAAGCATCTGAATCTATTGAATTTGAGGATACGGCAAAAGATGCTTTAAAGTTTTCTGAAGAAACATTAGGAAGAAAGCAAGATAGTTTTGCAGAAGAGTCTAGTCAAATGATGCCTATAGGTATGTTAAATGCATTTAATGAAAATGTACCTGCTGGTGGTATGATTGGTATAGCAGCTACTATGCAAAGAGATTTAAATTATTTTGCACATCACAATGCTGAGTTAGACTTTAGCGTAAGAATAAATGGTGTTGAAAGAAATAAAATAACAGATGATGGAGGTTTAACTTATTTACAAACAGCAAAAGTTTTAAACATTATACTTGATAATCCTAAGTATCAATATGCAAGAAAGTTAGGGTTTACATATGAAACAATTAAAACTGCAATGCTGTTGTTAAGAATGGGTTATAGTTTTAATGAGGTAGCTACAATACTTAATAGTCAGGGTGCATTAAAGTATGGTAAGTACGCATCAGAGAGAACTGTTATTAATGTAAATGATATGTCATACTATACGCCTGGACAAAAGGCTATGGTAGAATACTATGAAAGCGAAAACAATAATAAAGAAATAAATAGCTCTATAGAGTTCTTATCAAGAAAACAATCGCCATCATTATATGTTAGACAAAACATTGATCCTCAGTTAAAAGTAGATAAAGGTGGTGTAATTAATCTTGACTTTAGTGATGTACAAAGCAACGAGTTTAATATGCAAGTAGTTAAGCTGCTTGATAATTTAAATAAAGTTGGTACAGAAGTGTTTAATGCTGGTAGAATTATTGGTGCATATGGTTTAACTATGCAGAATGGATTTCAAGTAGATAAACTTATATCAGACTTTAATAATGTAGGTTCTAAAGATTCTAGATTTATAGAAGGCCCTATAAATAAATTAAAAGCTGATCCTATTATACAGCATAATATTAAAGTTCTTAATAAAATAAAAGAATTAGATCAAGAAATTAATACACAATATAGTACAGAAGCTGTAGCCGTACAAAAAGAAATAAATAAAATTGTTAGCTCTGACCAGCAAAACATATTTGAAAGTCATCCTATAGCTGTAAGACAATATCAATTATTTAGAATGCAACAAGACCTATCTGTCTTACAAGATATGCCATCTATTGATGCATTGTTTGCTCAGATTGAACAAGTTAAACTAGAAAACGATAAACTGCCATATGAATTACAAAACAGATTTATTGCTGATGGTATAATTTTAAACCCTGAAACAAAGTCTGTGTCTTTAAATAGTAGATTTGTTGATTCTAATATACCAGAGTCTGATTTATTTGTATTACAAAGACACTTTGATTTATTAGATCAAAATAGAGGCATAGGAGCATTTGATGTTGCACCAGGTACACCAAGAATAGAAGTAGAAAGAGTAGAAAATGAAGATGGTTATATTCCTAAATATGCTGACTTTACTACTGATTTAAGAAAGACATTTATACAAATGGATTTTTTACAAAATGGCTGGATAGGTTCATCTTCTACCTCTGTATTGTGGAGTCCTAATACACATGGAGTTGATTTTAAAATAAACCAAGAACTAAATAACCTTATACTTGATAACAAGCGTACAGTTACTAATGAAGAAGCTAAAAGTATTGCACTAAACTTTTTAAAAGATTATTCTTTTAATGCTCCTTCTGTTACTATGAGAGAAAGCGATATATCAGAAGATGGAACAGTATATGTTATAGCTGGTTTCCCACCGCCTGTTGTAGATAAATTACAAAAAGAAAATACACAACACGTTGTAAAGTCTTGGGATAACACAGATAAAAAATACAGAACTTTTGAATATGTAGATGGTAAGTATTATTTAATTGGTGAGTCTAAGTTTAATCCTAAAACACAAGAACAGCATAATAGAAATAATAAAACTAAAACATTTAAACAAGTTACTAGAAAAGCAGTTGATAGAACTTTCTTTGCTAAAAGATCTAATAAAGGTAAATACAAAGGTGCTAACGATGTATCTGACACTATAACTAATAGAGCTGAACAATCTGGTATACCTACTAAAGCATTATCTAAAGATGCTTACTTTCAAATTAAAGGTTTGTCTTCTCGTAACAGAACTATTTCTGCTGGTACTGAACAGTATTATAATAAAATGTATGAGAACTATGTAGATCAACATCAAGATTTATATGATACATTGTATTTACCAAATATTAAAACTAACAAATACAAAGAAATGTCTGAAGGTGAATTAGTTAGCATTTCTGTTGACCTAATTAATTTTGATAAAGTATTATATAATCAATATATAGAATACATTGGCGTAGAGCTTACTGAAAGAATGGAGAAAGAGCAGATAGCAAACATTGCTAAAGTAGCTAACAAAAATAATATATCTCTTGTAGGTAAAGATTTGGGCGCTTGGGAATCTTGGCTTATATCTAATAATTTAAAACAAACTAATCCTGAAGTACAGAACATTATAAGAAAACTTCAAAATGATTACATGAAGTTTGTAAAAGATTATAGACGTGAAGCTATGATAATATCTAAATTAGAAAAACAGATTAAAGATAATAGACTATCTAATCTTACTAACTCACAAATGGTTGGACTGTTTCTAAAAGGAAAGCTTAATGATTATATATATAAAAATTTATATAAAACAAAAGTAAACGCAGATGGTAGAGAGTTTATTGTACTTAGATCTGAAGAAGAAATAAAAGGTTTACCTCAATATGAAATTGAGTTTTATTTTAAGTTTAAAGATATGGTGCAAAAATATAGTCCTGGTATTGATGAATCATCTATACCTTACAAGTCTATGTCTGGTATACCTTCATTGGCTAGACACGGTTTATTAGGATTATACAAATCACAAATAGGTAGTACTTCTGATTTAAATAATATAAAAGTATTAGGAGAGTTGCCAGATGGAACTACAGAGATAAGAACATTTGCTGAGTTTAAAACATTGTATGAAGCTAAAACAAAAGATTCTTTATTGAATAAAGCTAAAAATATTGTAAGATTAGAAAAAGTTCGTAAGCGTGCTGTAGCAGCATCTAAAAGAGGAATGAATGATGATAAGACTCCTATAATTTTAAATAAAGCAGAGAGAGCTACAATGACTGATAGCGATATATTCTACAATATGATTGACAATAAAAATGTTAGTGTGTCTGAACTTGGTTCTAAAGACCTGGGCGATATACTTAAATCATATGTTCATAGTAATATGTTTAAACATGGATCACAAAGATTTAGACAAGATTATTTAAATACAGTTAATGTTATTACAGATAAAAATGGTAAAAAGTATTTTGAAGAAACTTATCAACAATGGGCAGTTAGAAACGAGAAAGATGATTTCTTAGGGATGCAGTCTTACTTACCATTAATTGATGGAGCTATAGCACTAAACAAGCTTAAGGGTAATGACAACATGGTTGATTACTTACAGGAAGTTTGGAAAGATAATATTATAGGTGGTAAAAAACAAAAAGCATTTAAAGGTCCATTTGATTGGGCTGTAAATAAATTAGTAGATTTAACTACACTATCATATATTGGTTTAGATTCTTCTGTTGTTATTGGTAATGCTGCCATGGGTAAGTATACATCTTTACGTGCTAAAGGTGGTAAAGAATTTATAAGTGGTGAGAAAAGATTTTGGCAAGGTTTTCTTGGTGGACAAGAATCTGTAAAAGATAAACTTACTCGTGCTAAAAAGTTAGAGTTTGGTTCTACAAATAAAACCTCAGCTATGTTGAATGAATTATTTAAGTTTGAATACTATCAGTATGAGGATATATCTGCAGTACACAAACAAAATCCTTTGTTTAGACTTGCTTTATGGCCAATGGAACAATCTGAAAAATGGATACAAGGTGTAATGTTCTTTGGACAAATGTCACAAAAACAATGGAACTCGTATGATGCTGATGCTGATGGTAATTTATTAGTAAAAGCTGTAGATGGTAAGTTTTATAAATACAGTGATTTAGAATTAAGTGATGTTAGTGAAGATGCATTAAGTATAGATCGTATTAATCAGATAGTATTTGATGTAAAAAAACAACAAGGATTTGGTTACTCGCCATTAGATCAACGTAGATTATCTATGTACTCCTGGGGTAGAGCTTTAGGACAATTTAAAAAATATTTCTTTTCATTAAGTAGAGAAAGATTTGGATCTGAAAATATAGACATGTATGGTAATGCGGACGTAGGTACTTATCGTGCAGCATTTGAATATACTAAAGATATGTATCAAGGTAAAAAAGATTTTAATGATTTTAAAAAGTTACCTAAATACAAAAAAGATGCAATAATAAGATATGTAAGAGGTGTGGCTGTTACGTTTGCAGCAATGTTAGCATATGGATTATCATCTGAAGATGATGATAGTATTATATCAAATCAGATTAATAAAACTGCACACGCAAGAATACAAGAACAAAATATTTTCTTTAATCCAGAAAGATTAAAATTTATGGCTACACCGCCAGCAGTGAATTTTGTTTCGGATAGATTAGGATATTAATTATTATATTTGTAAAAAATAATAACATGGCAAATACAAATGACGTAAATGGTGCAGCACTAGGTAAATATGGTGTAGCTTATATGGATACAACCGATTTATTTACACCACCAAATGGTATGGTGATTGTAGCTATACAGTTTCTTGCACAAAATACTTTAAATACTTTAACGTCTTTTGATACTGATTCTGGTACTAGAAGGTATGCGAATACTGCTAATGCAGCACATGCAGCAGAGGATAATTTAGAAGGAAAAAATGGTGCGCAGTTAGACAATACTGCTATATTTCCAGTAGGAACAATTATTTATGGTAGATGGAGTACTGTAAAATTACAAACTGCAGATTCTAATGGAGGTATATTAATTTATTTATCACCAAAAGGTAGTTAGAATGTCAATTAAAAAAGATTATACAAATAGTACTATAAGAAACGATTACAAAAGTAGAGTTAAAAGTCAAACTCTTACTAAAATTGTTGTAGAAAATGAAGAAAAAAGAAGTAGAGCGGAACTATTAGATATGGTTGAAGAATTATTTGAAGGACAAAAAAAACAATTAGACTTTAGAGATCTACGAGCTATGATTCATATGCTTGTAAAATCTGTAGAAAATAATACAGATGATGATACAGGAGCTACAGCTGGACAAGTAACAGCTATCAACGCTAATACAGCTAAAATAACTCAAGGTTTAAATACAGCAAACTCAAGTATGACATTTGATATAATTGAGAGTAGAGGTGCATATAGTATAAGAATTAATGTCGTTTGCGATGACGGCCAAACAAGAACATTTACAACAAGTTTAAGATAAAAAAATTATGGCAAATAATACAGATATATATAATGCAACGCTTGGTCAATATGGATCATCGTTTATTACAGGTGACGGTGGAACTGTCGATTTAAATGGTACTTCATCAACAATGTTTGTAATAGCAATTACAATGTTAGCTGATACAACATTTCAGAACTTACAAACTTATAAAGGTGAGATAAAATCTATAAGTACAGTTACAGCTGAAAATGATCATGATGCAGAATTTGGTGCAGCATCAAATGCTACTGATATTACTACATCACACACTTTTCCAAAAGGTGTAACAATATTTGGAAGATGGGATTTTGTAGAACTTAATAGTGGAACTTGTGTTTGTTATTTTGCACCACAACCATTTAATGTGTCGTAATGATAAAAACAATACTATATATTTGTTTAGCATTTTTTTGTGCATTATCAAGTATAACTGTTGATGCGCAAATAAAAAACCTATATAAATTTTCTACATTTTATATTGCTGCAAATGGAGGTACTTCTTTGTCAGATCGTAACATATATAATGTACAAGACATACTTACTACTGCTACAGAAGAAACTCCTTATGATTATTCTTTAACTGCAGGCATTAGAAAAATTAAAAGATTTCAATACGAACCTACCAGTCCTTTTAAGGATGGTACAGAAACTACATATAGTGATGCAGCTACTATAGGTTTATCTCCGTTTGAATTTTTATTTGAAATAGACTACAGAAGACAAGAAGGTATAGAATACATAAATCAAAATCATTTTTTACGTTATGTAAAACCAATATGGTTAGCTAAAGCAGAATACATTCTTGATGGTTTTGCTGATGTTGAATATTATGAAACAACACAAAGATTAAGATTAAGAGGTAATAAAAAACTATCATTTAATTTAGGAGCTATACAAAGAATATCTGAACCCTATGGATATGATCCACTAGAAGAATGGATATTATCTAATGGTAACTTACATTATACATACTTAGCAATACAAGAAGGATATACTATAGATGTATATGATAATCAATATATAGATCCACAAGGTAACATTGTAGCAACAAGTTCAGCTGTGTGGGATGAGGTAGTTATACCACAAGTTTTATCAGATTATGTAGAAAGTAAAAGAGATGAACTTACAAACCAATGGGTACACTCTATTGTTTTGGGTTTTGATTATTATACATACAAAAAAAATGCATGGTTACATGTATGGGGTAATTTTATACCTTATCATTACAATGATGGAGGTGAATACTCTTATCATAACTTTAATGATGGAGAACAATGGTACGACTATTCTGGTGGTTTAATATTTGGTTTGAAAATTAACAAACATTTAGGTACTTTTGTAGAAGGAAAATATCATAAGTATTGGAATAGAGAATGGTATGATTTTAAATTTGGAATAAATTATATAATATTTTAAAATGGCAAAAGAACTTAACGAAGAAACAGGGTTCAATATAAGTGTAAAAACATTAATAGGCATAGGTTTTGCTATGGCAACTATAATTAGTATGTGGTTTGTTTTACAAGCTGATATAGCAGAAGCTAAAGAACTTCCTAAGCCAGAAATTTCTAAGATGGAATTTAATATGAAAGATGTTAATATACGTCAATCTATTAAGAACACAGAGAAAAATGTGGAAAAGTTAGAAGAGCGAATGATTCGCATGGAGGACAAAATTGATGCATTAAGATAATGAAAAAGATAGCAGAATGGAAGATATTTGGAATGTACTTGTTAGTATTATTTTTATTGTTAGCCTCACATACTGCTTTCTCTCAGGTAAAAGTGATACACTTTAATGCTGATTTTAATTCAGCTAATGATGTAGCTTGGTTCGTGAAATTAAATGAATGTGATAGACAAACGCTTTTGATAGAGCAAAATGATAATCAAATTAAATACGAAATAGCTATTGTACCAACAATAATAGTGTTTGATGACGGTAAAGAAGTAAAAAGATTTCAAGCAGACATAAGTTTTAAAATGGCTGCCACAAGAAAAGAAGTACAAGAATATATTGACGAATTAATAATAAGCAAATTTTAATATGTTAGTTTTAAGTAATTGTATATCGCTTCCATCTATAGATTTTGTTGAAGATTTTCAACTTACTAGTGTAACAGGTTTAAAAGCTTGGTATAAATTTAATACTGGTATAACATTAGATACAAACTCTGGAACAGAAACTGTAGTATTACAATGGGCTGATAGTAGTGGTAATACTGATAAAGATATGGATTTAACATTAGCTACTAGTTTAACAGAAAATGTAGCAAATTACAGTTCTTCAACTGGAGGAATAGAATTTAGAACTGGTGATAAATCAATATTAAATACAGATAGCGACCAACTTAATTTAGGTGCTTTTACAATATTTGGAGTTATTGATATTGTAGAAAGTGGAGCAGCAAATGAAGCTATATTAGGTAGACTAGGTAATGATGAATTAAGATTTTATAGAGGTTCATCTGCTTCAGGTTTTAGAGCAAGAATAAATGGCGCAAATAAAGATATAAATTTAGACAGTAATTTACCTAATGACAAATTATTGTTTACGGTAATTAGAGCAAGTGATGGTACTATTTCTGTACGTATAAATGGAACAACACAAAGCAACACCTCTTCATTAGCAATTACTAATTTATTTGATTTTTTAAGAATTGGTAATGCTTCAACAGATAGTGATGTGTATGAAATTGCAATTTATGATAACGAAGTAAGTGCTGATAATATTACTCTTATTGAAAATAATATTAACATAAGAAACAATATAAATTAAAGTGAATAATTTTACAAAATTTTTATACGCATTTATAATGCTATTTGTTTTTACGCTGTCTACAGCGTTTTCGCAATGTCCTAACGGAACATATGTAAACATAGTAATTAATCCTGATCAATACCCAGAAGAAACTTCATGGGCTATTATATCATTGCTAGAAGACACCATTGTTTCAGGTGGACCTTACGAAGACATAGTAGATTATCAGCCGCAAGTTATTCAGGTATGTATACCTAATGGAGAGTACTTGTTTAATATATCTGATTTATATGGTGACGGTGTTGCAGGAAGTCTATGGGGTGGACAAGATGGGTCTTACTACGTAGTTCACTGTGGTGATACTTTAGTTCAACCAGACTCCGCTAACTTTGGCTTTAGCGCTTTTCATGGTTTTGCATTAGAAGATTGTGCTCCACCACCACCTGTATTTGGTTGCATGAACAATAACTACTTAGAATTTTTACCTATAGCTACTGTAGATACTGGTATGTGTTTTACAGAAAAAATATTTGGTTGTACTGATGTAGAATCTTTTAACTACGATAGCATAGCTAATACAGATATACTAACAGACAGCTGTACACACACGCTAGAATTAACAGATTTAGCTGGTAATGGTTGGGCTGGTTCATATCTACAAGTTTATCAAGGTTATAATTTTATAGGTGAGTTTACTTTA